TTGTTTCGTTGTAACCAAAAATTAAAATTTGATCATCGAGGGAACTGGCTTTAATTTGCCAGCCCTCGATATTCACCATATGAAGTGAGGCAAGTTTACTCAACTAGCAATTGCTGTTTAGTTTTTTTAGAGAAACTCGAATCACTAATTTCGATCTTCTTGGGTTTCTTATGCTCTGGAATAATTCTTTCCAAAGCAATCTTAAGCATACCATTAATAAGATCGGCACCTTTAATTTCAATTTGATCAGTAAGTGCGAAGGTACGAGTAAAATTACGAGCAGCAATACCTTTAAAAAGATAATCCATACCATCATTATCTTCTTTAGCGTTACCACGTACAATTAACTTATCATCTGCAAATTCCACTTCAATTTCAGACTTCGAAAAACCGGCTACTGCAATTTCAATAACGTAGGTATTTTCGTCTGTCTTTTTAATGTTGTAGGGTGGATAGTTTGGAATGTTCTTGGTAACATCATCATGTAATTTGGCTAGTTTATTAAAATGATCATCAAAGCCAACATAAAATTTATCAAAGTCTTTAAACATAACATCAAAGGTGGGCATTAGTTTCAAATTCATTTTTTACTCCTTATTTCTTCGAGGGTAGAAACGAATTGATAAAATCCACTTTGGTCAATTGCTCAACCATTTTTTCTGTAGCTGCAAAAGCTTGCCGAGCAAAAATAGTTTGAGCATTTACAAAGTCTTGCATAGGAGTACGCAAGTCTTCGTTAGTTACAAAGGTGTTAAGGAATTGAGTTTTGGCTGATTGAATAGAATCAATAGCCGTGCTTGCAAAAGCGTGCATAAAGTTCTCCTTGTTAAGCGAGTTAATGTTAAAAAAGCTATCCATATGGCATAGCAATCCTGCTTACTATTACAGGGACGCTATAACGTTGCGTCAGATTACGCTTCTAACTACGAAGTCTTTAACCCCAAAGGGCGTTAATTTGTTGCAGTGCTAAGTTGAGGCTTCAAAGCTTCAGCTGCCGCAACTTGAGGCTCACCCTGCTGTTTAATTTTAATAATTAGAGATGCAACTTCTTGAAATGGATGTAACCCTAATACTCTCAAAATAGTGTTTACTTCATCGACATTCAAATTAAGCCTAATTTCCATAACATCTTTACTATCACTCATTTCGTTTTTTTCCTATATTATATTTAGTTTGTAACGTCCATTCATCTTTTTCTTTATACGATAATACTTTAATTTGACTGAGAGGTGCAACAGGTTCAAACTGTTTTTCGTTAATAATTTTTAATAAACCCCAATCAGAAAGTAACTTAGCAATAGCATTTCTTCTTTCAATATCGTTTTCTGTTAGATCGGCTTGTTTTCCATCCAAAGCAAATAGTTCTTTAAAATGAACTATAAAGTAACGACCTTGTTTATGTAAAATATGACAAGACTGATAAAGAACTTGATCTTTTCTTGAAGCCACTCCTATTCGCGTAAGTGTCTCTCTAACTTTCAAAAAATCATCAGGCTCTGATAGCTTTACTTCCAATGGTATGTAACCTTCTATATTTATTCTAAAAAAGTCATCCGTCATTCATCCCACCTTTTTTTAATTTTTCTTTTAAGTTTTCTAATTGTTTTTCGGTGAAAATTGAAACTACTTGGCGGGCTTTTTCAGTGCTGTAGCCATAGTAATCTTTTATTATTTCAATCGCTTCAAGCTTTTGTGGTTTTATCCACTTACTAAATCTCTTCTTTGAACGAATAGTATTTATAAGAAAATTGTTCTGAAGTGATTTTTCCAGGTGAGGCCTGGAGTTCATCTCATTTGCAAAGATAACCGAATCTGGTGCAAATGATAAGCCCTTATTCACGATATATGGCTGATATTGTCTCTCTGACCACTCATCTACTATTAGATTAATTTTTGTTTCATTTATACTCTTTAAAAAATCAAAAGGTGATATGGAAGGTTGCTTGTAAACCTCTTGAATTATTTCCGTATAGTTTCCAAGCTCATTTTCCAGTGTCATTTTATTTCCACACTTGCCATGATTTCTGTTAAACAAGCTACTAAGTTTATTTCTTGATCAGAAACAAATGCAGACTTGTATTGATAGTCAGCTATGGTAAGTACAAGCTGCGGTACTTGAGTTGTGAGGGGAATGAGTGTGTCATATATTTTTCGAAAGAGCGTTACAGGATCGTTATCTAAATTATTAGCGACCCAAGCTCTCATTTTTTTCCAATCTTTTTCTCTGAGAAACTCTACAAGCTCTTTAATGTTAGACTCTGTAATATTAACTAAAATACCTTCATCTATGTTGCCAGAATGCGCATACTTTTGTAATTCATTTAAAGAACGTCTAAAATCGGGAAAATGTTTTTCAACAAAGTGAGCTAAAACTTTTTGATCAAATTTTACTACCTCTGCATCTAGTATAAACTTTAGTCTTTTAAAAAAGCGTAACGCTACTTCAGGCTTTTCTTTGTTGGGTATTTTAAATTCTATAACAGCGCAGCGACTGTGAAGCGGAGGTATGATTCTATTTTTGTAGTTACACGTAAAAATGAACCTACAGTTTTCTGCAAACTCTTCTATGAACCCGCGTAATGCAGGCTGTGTAGAGTTTGGATTGAGATAATCTGCCTCATCTAATATTACAACTTTAGTATTTCCAGTAAAGGAAACAGTAGAAGCAAATTGTTTAATCTTTGTTCTTAATACATCTATTCCAGACTCTTCTGATCCGTTAATGATAATGTAATCTGTATTTAATTCTTCACACAAAGCCCTTGCTGCAGTTGTTTTGCCCGTACCAGCAGAGCCACAAAATAACATATTTTGTATGTCACCAACGGAAATAATTTTTTCAAAGTAGTCCTTAAGCTCGTGTGACAAAACACAGTCGCTTATTTTTTTGGGTCTGTATTTTTCAACCCATAGATAATGATCCAATGACCTATCCATACTATACCACCGAACCAGGCTCTGCAGCTATCCAATATTGTAGTTGTTTAGATTCGTGTTTAAAATGAAGAAATTTTGCTTTGCCGTTAAGCGTCTTAGCTACTGTCACTTCGTATGCGTCTGGAATAACCTTTAGATTCTCCACTGAAATAAAGATATCAAATTCATCAAACGCAGTGCCTAATACCTTTTTAAAACTATTACTGCTGTCGTTTTTTCTATCTTTAACTGTAAGTGTAACAGTTTGATTTTTATTTGTTACCGAGATAGTAGGAGCACTTGTGATTGCGGCTGCTTTCATAATTAGTTGAATATCTTCGGCAGCAATTTTAAACTTGTATACATCAAGATGTTCTATTTCACTATCTGGAGCTGCTTTGACAATATCGGGGTTTGAGTAAAAATACTCAAAATTGCCTTTATCGCTAGATATTTTTAAAGCTTTATCATTTAACTCTACCTCTTGATTATCAACAATTGTCAACATAGCAAGTAAAGAGTTTAAGTCATAGATTGCAAACTGGTTAGGAATTTGCTCTTTGATGGTTGCCCTTGCAAAAATATTTTTCATATTGGAGAAAGTTGTAATACAATCTCCTGGCTTAAACATAATACTTTGATTAATAGATGCAAAGTTCTTAAGAATCGATAATGTCTCATTACTAAATTTCATACTCACCTCAAATAATTAAATGTTAATTGTAATAGTTTCTTCTTTTTTTCTCCACGGTAAGTCTTCTCCAAGGGCTTCGTAAATAAGTTTATTACCTCTCAAAAAGAATTCTGCTTGGACAGAATCTGCTCTACTTCCCACTCTATAATTAAAAGTGTATTTACCAGTACCCTCAAATTTAGGACTATGCTGAATTAATGTAGATGTAATAATTCTATCCACCTCAGGTTGTTCTTTTGGATTACGAGCTCTTCTAAACCACAAAGGTGATACCATCAAAGCACACGCCTTAGATAAAAACCAACAACCTACATCAATGAAATTATCATTAAGCACAGATCTATGTTTACCTAACGATTCACAATCGTCGTTACAAATATAATTTTTATCTTTATCAACAATTTTTCTAAGCGAATAACCC